CCGTGGCGCAGGGCTTCCCCTTACCGACCAGTTCCTAACCCCGCCCAGGAATCCAGCCCGTACCAGGAATCGACGTCACCGCCGGGTCGTCAGAAGCAGCAGGCACAACACCAACAGGGATCTTCCCGTCGGCACGCCAACCCGCCACACCAATAGCAGCCCGCGTCAGACGGGCAAGACGTTCACGGTCGGGAATTTGGTTATCGGTCTGGCGCTGGAGTTTCCGGGTTTGCGGGCGGTGTGGACGTCGCACCATAACCGGACGACGACGAACACGTTCCGGTCGTTTCAGTCGATGGTCCGTAAGAAGGGGATTGCGCCGCATCTTGCGCAGGATCGCTCGAATGGTATTCGTGCGACGAATGGTGAGCAGGAGATCAAGTTCCGTAACGGGTCGATCATCATGTTCGGTGCGCGGGAGCAGGGCTTCGGCCGTGGCATGGACGCCATTGATATTGAGGTGTTCGATGAGGCGCAGATCCTGACGTTGAAGGCGCTGGAGGATATGGTGCCGGCGACGAACCAGGCGCGTAATCCTCACGGCGGGTTGATTTTCTTTCTGGGTACGCCTCCGAGGCCGTCTGATCCTGGTGAGGCGTTTACGGCGAAGCGTCAGCAGGCGTTGAAGGCTAAGGCTGCCGGTAAGCCTCATTCTGGTGTGTGGATTGAGTTGTCGGCTGATCCTGATGCGGACCCGGATGATCAGGCGCAGTGGGCGCGGATGAATCCTTCGTTCCCGGTTCGGACTCCGTTGGAGTCGATGTTGCGGATGCGGGAGAACATTCCGGATGAGGATTCGTGGCGGCGTGAGGCGATGGGCATTTGGCCTATCACTGGTGGTGGTTTGATTTCGCCTGAAATGTGGTCTGCGCTGGCCGATCCGGGGTCGGAGCCGGTGGATCCGGTGTCGTTCGGTGTGTATGTGAATCGTGGTCAGACGCAGGCTGCTATTGGTGTGGCGGGTTGGCGTGCCGACGGGAAGATCCATGTTGGTGTTGTGCCTGCTGCTTCTGACGACCCGGCGGTGACGTCGATTCCTGGTACGGGCCGGATTCCTGGTCGGGTTAAGGGAATGGTCGATAAGTGGAAACCGTGCGCCACGGTCATTGATGAGAAGTCTGAGGCGGGCGCGCTCATCGAGGATATTTCCGCGTTGGGTGTCGGGGTTGAGAAGACCACGGCGACAACGATGGCCAACGCTTGTGTTCGATTCTTGGCGGCAGTCAGGGAAGGCGAGCTGCGCCATCAGGGGAAGGCGGCGTTGCAAGCGTCGGTATGCGCGGGTAAGTCTCGTGACCTTCTCGATTCGTGGGCGTGGGATCGCAAGGACCGCAGTAGTGACATCACCCAACTCGTGGCGGTGACGTTGGCCCTGCATGGGCTGATCGTCCACGGTCGGCAGCCGACTGTCGAGGTGTGGGAGCCGTTCTGGACGTGAGGAGTGTTGTGACCGCACCGCAGCGTGTATTCGTCAGTGCCGCAGTGATTGTGGCGGTGGCTGTCGTGATGGTCATGGTTGGTGTTGCGTTGGCGCTCGGCGGCAGTTGGGCGCTCATTGCGGGCGGTTTGTTGTTGTTGGCGTCGGTGGTGTTGGCGGGTCATTTCGGTACGCGTGATGATGGTCGTGGTCCGTGAGGTGGATTGACCGTCTGGGCGGTAAGCCTGACGAGCCGGTGCGGTATTCGCTGGATGAGTATGTCCAGCAGTTGAATCAGTTCGCGTTCAACGGTATTGGTTATGGCTTCGGCGGGCAGGTTGGCATTCAGCAGTCGATGCCGGGCAGGGTGACTGTTCCGGCGCCGAATAACTATGCAGGGTTGGCGACTCACGCGTATGGGGCGAACGCTGTTGTGTTTGCGTGCATGTCGGTGCGGATGTCGCTGTTCTCAAGTGTTCGGTTTCAGTTTCAGAATTTTCGGAACGGTAAGCCGTCGGACACGTTCGGCAATCAATCGCTGCGGCTCTTGGAGGAGCCGTGGATTGGTGGCACCACGCAGGATCTGATTATTCAGATGGCCCAGCACACCGAGCTTGGCGGTAACGCGTATGTCGCCAGGATTGGTGGCGAACTTGTTGTGATGCGCCCCGATTGGGTTGAGATCGTGATCGAAGAGCGCGCCGTTCGTGGTGGCCGCGGGGAGGTTGGTGGCGGTCAGGTCGGCTGGAAGAAAGTCGGCTACCTGTACACCGAGGGTGGTTCTGGTTCGGGTAATGATCCGGTGGGGTTCTTGGCGGATGAGGTGGCGCATTTCGCGCCGATTCCCGACCCGCTGGCACCGTATCGTGGGATGTCGTGGCTTACACCGGTTTTGCGTGAGGTTCGCAATGACCAGGCGATGACGACGCATCAGGGTCGCTTTTTTGATAACGCCGCGACTGTGAACATGGTGATCAAGCACACGATTGGGGCTGATCCCGAGGCGGTGAAGAAGTGGGCCGAGCTGGTTGACAGTAAGCATGCTGGTGCGGCGAATGCCTACAAGAATTTGAATCTTTATCCGGGCGCGGATGTTTCGGTTGTTGGGTCGAGTTTCAAGGATATTGAGTTCGCTGCGTTGCGGGCTGGTGGTGAGGTTCGGATTGCTGCGGCGGCGAGTGTTCCGCCTGTAATCGTTGGCCTTAGTAAGGGTTTGGATTCTTCGACGTATTCAAACTATTCGCAGGCTCGGCGCCGGTTGGCGGATGGTACGGCGCATCCGTGGTGGCAGAACTTGGCTGGGTCGTTGCAACGCATTGTGCCGCCACCGAATTCGTCGTCGCGTCTGTGGTATGACGCTACTGATGTGCCGTTCCTTCGTGAGGATGAGAGGGACGCGGCGGATATTCAGCAGGTCCGTGCGACCACGATTGCTTCCCTGATTGCTTCTGGGTTCACCCCGGAGTCCGCTGTGGCCGCGGTTGAGGCGAACGACTTCATTGGGTTACTTCAGCACACCGGGTTGACCAGTGTGCAGCTTCAGAAACCGGGCGCTGACATTCCTGCGCCGCAGGATAACCAGACCGGAGGAACTGATGACGGTGACACAGGCGACCCCTGACGAACCCGGCGATGAGCAGAGGGCGGCGCGGCCGCCGTTTGAGTCGGTGCGTGAAGCCCCGTTCGTGTTGCGGGAATCCGCCGATGGTGATGAGCCGAATGATGGTTTAACCCTCGACGGCTACGGTGCGGTGTTCAACCGGCTTACCGTGATTGATTCGTGGGAGGGCCGGTTCCGGGAGCAGATTTCCCCGGGTGCGATGAAGCGGTCGTTTCGCGAAACACCACCTAAGGTTCAGTTCGACCACGGTCGGCATCCGATGATCGGGTCGATTCCCATTGCCCGCTTGGTGAGTTGCGTCGAGGAGTCCGACCCGGAGCTAGCCCCGGATGGCGGGGCGCACATTGTGGCCCGCATGTTCGACAATTGGCTGATGCAGCCCGTGCGGGATGCTATCGAGGCGGGCGCGATCAATGGGATGTCGTTCCGCTTCACTGTGGTTCGTGAAGTGTGGACGTATGCGGATGGGAAACCTATCCGCGATGAACGCGCCCTGATGGCTGAACTGGAACGCACCCAGTACGGGGATGTTCCCGACGACGAGTTGCCGATCCGCACATTGAAGGAGCTGCGGGTCGCTGAGATCGGCCCGGTGGTGTGGCCGGCGTATGCCGACACATCGGTTGGGATTCGTTCTCAATTCATTGACCTGGGTCGTTTGGATGACCCTGAGCAACGGAAGTTGCTCGCTCGCGCCGTGTTCCTTGTGGATGCGGCGCAATCTGAGGATGAGGATGCGCAGCGAGACACCGCCACTGGTGGTGTGGCCGTAGTTGAGCGCCCGTCTGATTCCGACGACGCGCAGCAAGCCACCCCCGAGTGCGTAGGTGAGCGCCCGTCGAAAACGCGTGGACAACGTGCACTTGATGTGATGTTGCGGAAGTCCCGTGATGTGTTGCTCGACATCGACCGTCGCAGCACGACGAAGTAACCCACTCAACCTAAATCCGAAGAACCCGAACACCCATTGGTGTGCAGGGGTTATTTGGCGTACCCGGAGAGGAGTCGCGATGAGCGACGACAAGAAGGAAGAGACTCGCAGCGGCCCGTCTCTCACTCACTCGCAGTCGGTGAACCGGCTGCAAGAAATCAACGCCGAGCTGGAACGTCTGGCGGAGCTGAACACCCTCACCCCCGAGGATGAAGCCTACTTTGAAGAGCTGCGTGACGAGTTCTTCGAGGTCGACGAGTACCGAAAGCGGCTGGAGCGTGCTGCGGAGCTGGCGAAGGTTCGTTCCGCTCACGGGCAGATCGGCCAGCCGGCCTCGTCGCGGCTGCGGATCGTTCCCGGTTCCCCGCAGGGGTCGCGCGCGGATTATGACCGTGACGCGATCCTCGAACCGGATTCGGTGGAGGATTGCCGGTTCCGTGATCCGTGGAACTTGTCGGAGGTTCGTACCTTCGGCCGTGACTCCGGTGAAGTCGCTGGGGAACTGCGTGCCCGTGCCTTGAGTGCCATCGAGAAGATGCAGGGCGCCAACGACAAGGTGCGTGCTGCGGCGACGGACATCGTGGAACGCTACGACACCACCGATGGGCGTCTGGCCCGTCAGGTGCTGCTCACGTCGAGCCCTGCGTATCTGCGGGCGTGGTCGAAGCATGCTCGCGGTCAGGCGAATTCGCTGTCGCAGGATGAGATGCGCGCATGGAATGAGGTCGAACAGTTCCGCGCAATGTCGCTGACGGATTCGGCTGGCGGCTATCTGGTGCCTTTCCAACTTGATCCGACGGTGATCATCACCAGCTCGGGTAGCCGCAACGACATCCGCATGGTGGCCCGTCAGGTGGTCGCTACCGGTGACACCTGGAACGGTGTGTCGTCGGGTGCGGTGTCGTGGTCGTGGGATGCCGAAGCCGCCCAGGTGTCGGATGACACAACGACGTTCGCGCAGCCGTCGATCCCGGTGTACAAGGCGTCGGGTTTCGTGCCGATCAGCCTGGAGGCGTTGCAGGACGAGGCGAACGTCACCCAGGAGGTTGGGCGTCTGCTGGCGTTCGGCAAGGACGAGCTGGAGGCGACTGCGTTCGCCACCGGTTCGGGTACGGGTCAGCCGACCGGCATCGTGACCGCTTTGGCGGCGTCTGCCGGTGGCGCGTCGATTGTCACCGCGGCAGCGGATGACACTTTCGCCATCGGCGATGTGTACAAGGTTCACGGCGCCCTACCGGCCCGCTACCGCGCTAATGCGTCGTGGCTCGGAAACAACCTGATCTACCACTTGATCCGGCAGTTCGACACCGCTGGCGGTGCCGGGTTGTGGGAGCGGATCGGTGGAGATCGTCCCGCCCAACTGCTGGGTCGTCCGGTATATGAGGCCGAGGCAATGGACGGCACGATCACCACTTCTGGTGCGGTCGCCAACTATGCGCTCATCATTGGAGATTTCTCCAACTATGTGATCGCGGACCGGATCGGGCTGACCGTCGAGTTCATTCCGCAGTTGTTCTCGACGAGCAACAACCGTCCGACCGGGCAGCGTGGCTGGTTCGCGCATTACCGCTGCGGAGCGGACAGCGTGTCGGACAACGCCTTCCGCGTCCTGAATGTGGCGAGCGCGTCCTAAGTGGTTAACCCCGCAGCGGGTGGCCCGGCCGTCTCGGTCGCGCTACCCGCTGCACGGGGAATCCCTCCAATCCATCACAAGTAAGGAACGCCGAAAATGGCTGAGATTTTGCGCGTCCGTGAGGCGTTCGCCTACGACGTTGGTGGTGCGACCGTGGTCGCTTCCCCGGGGAAGCTGTTCCTCGACTCCGATCCCGCCGTGAAGGGCCGGGAACGGTTCTTCGAGCCGGCTGTCGCTGTCATCGACCGGGAGTCGTCGCGTACCGCTCACAAGTTCACTGAAACCGCTTCGGCTGCACCGGGTGAGGAGCGCGCGCTGACGTCGCCGCGCCGCCGGGCCAAGGCTGTTGCTTCGACTGAGTCTGAAAGCGAGTAGCGCTCATGGCGACTATCACTTTGCATGGTAATAGCGTGTCGGCGAAGGCTCTCGCGATTGGCACGATTTCCACGGACACGGCGACGAATGGCACCGCCGTGGACACAGCGTTGTACAGCAATAATTTTCGTGATGTGAAGTTCGTTGTTTTGAGCGGCGCTATCACGGATGGCTCGTATGCGGTCACCGTGGAGGAGTCGGATTCTTCCGGCTCCGGGTATGGGGCGGTCGCTACCGAACGGGTGTTGGGGTCGCTGCCGACATTCACTGGCTCTGATGACAATGTGGTCAAGGAGTTCGGTGTGCGTCCCACGAAACGCTATGTGCGGATCGTGGTTACATCGACCTCGACATCGTCGGGTGGTGTGTTGTCTGCGGTTGCGGTGATGGGCAACGGATCTAATCTTCCGCCCGCGAGGTCGTAGTGCGCACCCTGCACAACGCTGTGTTGCCGGTGATTGCGCTGGAGCAGAATCCGTACAACTACAACGACACGTTCGTCGGTGAGGTTGTCGATTTGAACTTGTACGACAGTCTGACTTACAGCGTCTCGGCGTTTCTGACCAACTGATGGCCGAGCTTGACGCCTCCGATGTTGAGTCGTTCACTAACGGCAGGTTGTCGGATGACGATGCGACGGCCCGGTTGTTGGCGTCTGCGTTGGCTGCCGCGCGCCGGTATTGCGGTTGGCATGTCAGCCCGGTCCGTGAAGGCGATGAGATCGAGGTTGACGGCCCTGGTGGTCGCGTCTTGTCGTTGCCGACGTTGAATCTTGTTGAAGTGAGCGAACTGTCGGAAGTCGGCGTCAGCGTTGATGTCGGCAGTTTGGATGTTTCGCGCCGCAAGGGCAACGTGGTGAAGCAATCCGGTGCGTGTTGGACATCACGGTATGCGGGCATCGCGGCGACGATCACTCACGGGTTCACCGAAGATGAAGCCGCCGATTTCCGCGAGGGCGTGTTGCGGCTGGTCGACATGATGGCCCGTGAAGGCGCCCGGGATTCACCGGATCTCGTGGTGAAGAAGATCGACGACGTTCAATACCAGTGGTCCGACCGGCTGATTGACACGGACACTCGATTGTCGACGTTGTTCGCGCCGTTCAGGATTCTTCCGTCGCCGTGATGGCTTCGTTTGGTGGGCAGACGGTTTCGTTTGTGTCGGTGTCCTACACGGGTGAGCGCGGCTATCTCGGGGCGAAGGCGACGACTCGGAGCGAGACGGTGGTTGCCGGGTGTCATTTCCGCCCCGCGGCGACAACCGAGGTTGACGGTCAGAAGAATGTTGCGACCGAAATCTGGAAATGCACAGCCCCGCCCGTTGATGCCGTGCTGAATGCGCAGCCAGGGGACGAACTTTCGGTAGGTGGTGTGACGTTTCACATCGACGGCACGGTGCAGCCGAAGTATGACCTCGCTGGTGCGGTGTCGCACGTGACGATCATGTGCAAACGGCAAAGAGGCTGAGCGGTGGCCTCAGATGCGTTCAGTCGATTCGGCATCGACCGCGACGAGCTGGAGAAGCTGATCCGCGCCCAGGCCGAAGTTGATGACGGCATCAATCAATTCATGGAAGAAGAAGTGGTTCCCTATTGGCGGTCGGTGTCCCCGCAAGGAGATCCCGAATACAAGGCGTCGGTGCGGGTCACGAAGAAATCCAAGCGCGGCAAGGAAGTTGAGCTGGTCGATTAACCGAGAGTGGCTTCCGGGTGGGCCACCCCAAATCACCCGGACCATTTCACAACAGGAGTAACTGAAATGCGCATTAAACTCAAGGTGGATGGCACTACCACCGCCGCCGAACTGCGTTTCCTTGCCGCCCTCTTCGCCGACCTTGCCGCTGAGCGTGCGTATCTGCCGGCGACCTTTGTCGCTCCCACCGACGAAGCCGAGTTGCCGGAGGCGCCGGACCCCTCCCCGCTGTACAGCGAAGAGCATCCGCCCACCAAGCGCCGCCGTCGCCGCACCAAGGCCGAGATTGAGGCGGCTGCCGCTGCCAGCACCACGACCAATCCAGAGCCGGAGGTTGCACCCGAGTCGGACCCTACTCCCGACCCTGCACCTACCCCAACTGCGCCCGTGACGGATACCACACCGACGGAACCGGTACCTGCTGCGAGCGAACCTGCTACGGAATCCCCTTCTGACACCAAGACCTACACCCCGGCCGAGGTCCAGAAGATCGCCGTGGCTACCGCCGGCCGCTTCGGTCCCGAGAAGGTGAAGGCGATCATCGCCCAATATCCTGGCGCCGCCAGGATTGCCGACATCCCGGTCGGCGAGTTGGCCGGCTTCGTTGCCAAGCTGAATGCGGTGTCCTGATGAATACCGGCATCCTTGGCCACGCGGAGATCGCGGAACTGCTGGATACTGGCGTTGTGGAGGGAGGGCAGTACAGCAACATCAACCCCGCCAGCCTCAACGTCACGCTCGGTGACACCTTCCTTGCCGAGATGCGGCACCCGCACAATCACGCGGGCTTCCACCACATCTGCGACTTCAGCAAGCGCGCAGAGCATGGGATGACGCCGCAGTTCAGCACCTTCAAGGGGGAGATCATCCTCGACCCGAGAGCGTTCTGCCTCGCCAGCCTCAAGGAAAAGCTGAACCTGCCGCCCGACATCTGCTGTGATGTGATGCTGCGCTCTTCGGCCGCTCGGATGGGTATCCAACACCTGCTCGCAGGATGGGGTGATCCTGGTTACAGCGGACACCTAACGCTCGAACTGAAGAACGAGTTGCGCTACCACGCCATCCGCCTGCGGGAAGGTGACTGCATCGTGCAGCTTCGCTTCCACCGCATCAAGGAACTGGCCGACGAGCACACCTACGCAGCCAAGTCCGGCAAGTACAGCGGCGACGTTGGCCCGCAGGGAGCGCGGTGATGCC